TGATTCATGATGGTTTTTCATGGAAGGCTATAAAAAAAGAGATTGAAAAGTGTGAGGTGGTTTGTGCCAATTGCCATAGAATTAGAACCCACAATAGGCTAAACGGCATGCTATAATGGTTGTATGATAATTGAAGGTGACTTTGTTATGGGGTCAACATCTGAGGGTATAGTCCATGGGATGGTAGAACATATAATGACAGAAGGCGGAGTGTACGGAGTTCCTGGAACAGAGTACGCAATTCAGTCTATGCCACCAGAGAACCCAGCAATGGCTGTTAGAATTTATGAAGAAGAAGACGGAACTTGGGAACCAACAGCATACAGTATTGGAATGATGTATAAGGATGCTACAAAAGTAGAAATGGAAAATAACACAATGGATTCAGAAACAGAGATGGCAATGTTTGATGCTCAAATGGGGAAACAAGATGATTCAATGATGCCAACAGAAACTTATCAAGGTAACAAACAAGCACCTTGTTGGGATGGATATGTACAAAGAGGAATGAAGCCAGGAGAAAACGGTAGACCAGTTCCTAATTGTGTACCTGCTGCAAAAGCAGATGATCTATTTGAAGATGATGATACAGTTGAATACGATACTGACACAGTATCAAAGGCTGAAGGATATTCCCCACCAGCAGGAGCAAGATCTGCTGCTCGTAGAGCAATTAAGTTTAAAGAAGATGGAAAGGCTAATGGTGCAGGAACTGCAGTTGGCTGGACTCGTGCAGGACAATTAGCAAGAGGAGAAACTATTTCTCTTAGTACTGTTAAAAGAATGTATTCATACTTCTCACGCCACGAAGTAGACAAGAAGGGTAAGGACTGGGGTAACTCAGCAAACCCATCTAACGGATACATAATGTGGTTAGCATGGGGTGGAGACGCAGGATTCTCTTGGTCAAGATCAATAGTTAATCGTGAAAAAGATAAGGCCTTATTTTCTGATTTTGGAAAAGATTACACAAAAGTTAACACAGAAAGACACTCACTATAATGCCAAAGAAAAAAGCATGGGCATTCAATCCAATGCAAATTAAAGATGGATGGATTGTAAGATTATATAAAGATGGTCGAATTAAATCTAAAATAGAACCATATAAACCAAAACATCCTAAAAAGTAAAGTATCTCTAACGGAATTCGAATCCGTGTTGCTGCCGTGAAAGGGCAGAGTCCTAGGCCACTAGACGATAGAGACTTGGAGCGGATGATCAGAATCGAACTGACCCCTTCTGCTTGGAAGGCAGAGGCACTACCAATATGCAACATCCGCATCGTACACCAGGTAGGACTTGAACCTACGATAGCCGAATTATGAGTTCGGTGCCTTAACCAACTTGGCCACTGGTGTTTAAAATTTCTATATATCTAACTTCATCAATAATCTTATACTTTAATGCAGTTTCAATCATTTGATCAGAATAACTTCCTAATTCAGGTTTTGCTGAAAAATATACAACATAATAAATAGTATTAAATGTTTTTATTAAAGCACCATTTGCAATTGCTTTTTTTACACTATCTGTTCTTTGTGCTCCTGGTCGTTTTCCTTCACCAGCATTACCTCCTTTTGCTTCTACATATTCTACCTTTGTATCTGATTGCGCTTTAAAGTCTACTTCACACCCAGTACCAACAAAAAAATAATTTCTATCAATAACACTAAATCCACGACTAACCAAGTCTTCATGTACTGCATCTTCAAATTGATCTCCGCTTTTTTTAGATTCTGATTGAAAGTCTATACGCCATGGATAAGGCATATTATCCTTTATTTCCATCCCATGTACCAATCTTGGTAGTAGTGATGCCGTGCTCTTCCCATAGTTTAATCACATTTGGGTTATCATCTATTGCGTGTAGAACATTCCAATATTTTTTTATTTCAAGTAATATATCTTTTTTTACTTCATAGTCTGGTCTATTGTCATCATCCTTACGCATATATAGTGCATGGTGGCTAATATCATTTTTAGCAAGCCAGTAAGACGTCAATCCACGCCAAACTTCTTTTCGAGATGTTACAATAATAATGTGCATCTGATCAAAAAATGCTTCATTTAGCATCTGGACTACTTCAAAATTTGGCAGGGCATCCACAGAAGCCTCATGAAAAGCCTTATAATCCCTATTAGAGCCACGAACAAAGTGTATATAAGGATCTACATTGGCAAGAGTGCTGTCTACGTCAAAAATATATGCTTTTTGTTTCATATATTAAGTATACCTTAAGGTAAAAATTAAGTCAAGTCAATTGATCTTGACAGCAACTTGTTATAATAAAAATAGCATGGCCCCATGTTAAAACTGTACGGGTGGATGAGGTAAGTGCTAGCATAACTTTTAACAAACAAATCTTTATATTTCATCTATTTTTACACATTTCTCTAATGCATTTTGATATAATTTAAAACATTCATTTAAATCTTTATTTTTTACAGAAAAAACTATGTCGTTATATTTTTCTGTTTTTTTAGAAGTTTTTAAAAAATTGTAATCTGGAAGATCTTTTATAATATTATTTTTTGGATTATTATTTAAAATAGTATAATTAGTTACTATTGAAACATATTCAATAACTTTATTAATATTGTTTGCTATGCTATTAAAATCTATAAAAGTATCTGCATTTTCTAAAGCAAAAGAATAAAATTTTATATATTCTTTTATTTGATAATTTATTAAATTTTTTATTTCTAAATCTTTATTAAATTCTAAGTTCATTGCAACAATAGAAGATATTGAGTCAATTGGGTTACGAACTAATGCTATTAAATAATTGTAATTGTTTAATTCATTCATTTTTTCAGGATTGTTTAAATGAGAAAAACCAAAGTCTTTTTCAAATGCATTAGTAAGAGTTTTATGTAAATAACTTTGTCCAGATCTTGGGTAACTTATAATGATTGGTTTCAAAAAAATAACCTTATGACGAAAGACTTACAGAAAAATGATTTAAGCATACATCTGCCACTATAAAATCTTTATTATTTAAAACTACATCAGAGTGTGTTGCATCGTTTTCACAAAAGAAACATTTAGATTTTTTCATGAATTAATTATACCATTAAATAAAATCAAACCAAATAGGCATTATATACCTTGACCCATTTGCAGGTCCTACGTTATACCAATAGTGAATATTTCCAGGGAATAAAACTAAATCGCCAGTCTTTGGCTTAAAAGATAAATTTTGATTAATAAAAGAAAGATCTCCACCTTCATAATCGTCATTAAGATATACCCAACCAGCAATATGGTTTGAATCTTTAGAACCCATATCATCTATTGGTATTGACTTACTATTATTGTGTTTCCACTCAGCAAAACGAGAATGTCTTGCCTTTAATTTTACATTATATTCTTTTTCTACAATAGAATTAATTTTTGGCACATATTTTTCTGGAAGAGAAAGTGAGTCGTAATACACCAAAGACAGCGTATTGTGTCCAGATGATTCCTCAGATTGAAGAAGCCTATTATTACTTGTTTGTGTTATTTTAATTAACTTAATAATATTTTTACATTCAACTGCACCAAGATAATTGTTAAATATTTTTACGTTATCAACACCGCTACCTATTTTATTAAATTTTTCTTTAGTTTCTTCAGATATCTGCATATTAATTAAACTCCTTTACTAATTTTAATAACTGACTTATGTCTGCTTGATCAGTGTGAATCATAAAATCATATATGTTAAATTGATTTGATAAATCTCTAATTTGACGAACAATTTCTTCATGAGTTCCTTTTACATGATGATGCTGTTTTCTGACTGGTGCATTTTTATCATACTTGATGTTTTGTTCTTCATCTGGATGATTAATAATAAGTGGATCAATAATAAGTATTGGTTTTACACGACTAAGGTCAACTTTTTTGTATTGATCTCTATATACTAAATTATCATCTACATAGATATATTCGCAATGCTTGTTTGCTATTTGAATTGTTGTATCTGAAGAGCCAACAACTGCCATGTGAGTTTTATGTTGATGAGTTTTCATTAAATCCATAAATTTATCCATCCAAACCGCAGATATTGCTACTCTTTTTTCTAAGGTGTCAATTAAACTTGGGTTGTGCATGTAGTGGTCTAATACCAACTTTTCTGCAGGACCGTTTCCTTCGTCTCCCCATCTTCCAGCAACAAGGTTTACACCAATTCTGCCAGGTGCAAATTTATTTAAAGTGTCAACAATCTTAGCAGCATAATCTGGACTTGTTCCATATGCTGGTAAAGCAATAGTCATAATTAATTGATTTGTATTTTCTAGTGCCTCTTTGATAACTAAAGAAAAATCAATACCAGTTGGACCGTAGGGAAGTAAAACTGATTTAACATTTGCAAAATCTAATTCTTGTGCCATACCAAGAATTCCATTTAGATCTAAGTTTTCAATACTGTCATTTATCTGCCAATGCCTTCTCCACATCCAGTGAAATGTTATAGGCTTATTTGCATTATCCATCTTTTATTACTTTTCCTTTTATTTTAAACCAAGAACCAATTTTAGACTTTGATACTTTAGTTCTTAATATTTCTCCAAATGTTTCGTGTGATATATCTGATCCAAGATACTCTTGACCAGTCTCAAGGTCTATCAACTTCCATTTGCCAGGAGCCTTTGTGTGCAGAATTAGATCAATGGGGTAATCGTAATCATTTACCTCAGATCCATCAAGAAGTTTTCTTTTTTTATTGGTTTCTTTTGATGTGCTATCTGTCATTATTTAATTATACCCTATATGATTGTAAACCAGATTGGCAGGGTATATCTTGTTCCAGAAAGCACTTCTTTTACTTCATGTGCGTAGTGCATATTTCCAGGGAATATTAAAAGATCTCCAACTTTAGGCTTTATAGTAATATCGTGTGTAGCAAAACTAATTTCGCCACCTTCGTAATCATCATTTAAATAGATAAGCGTAGGAATGTGATTGTTTGTAGCATAACCTAAATCATCTACATGTAAATGTAATTTAGTTCCCTTTTCCCATTTAGCCACACTAAGATTAGGCATCTGGGGTTTTATGGAATCAAAACCATAAGCATTAATTATTTCTACTTTTATTCTATTTATAATATTAAACTTATCTTCTATTCCAATATAAACGTGCATCCAGTTTACGGCATTGTCTAAATCATCTTTTTGTGACTCAAAACTAAGTTTTTTATTTTCAGTACAACTATCGAGCAAGGATTTAATTTCTTCGTCATTTATAAAGTTTGGAATAACTTTAATATTTTCTGACGAATTTCCAACTTTTTCAAAAAAATCATTATAAGATTGAATACGCTTAATCTCGCTTGGATCGTGACCAACTGGAATATTATTAACTATGTGTGCCATATATTCATTATACACTACAATTTTTTTTAGGTTCAGCGTAAAATAGAAATACCAAAACAGTTTTATGCATCTGACGATGCACTATCTGTTACATTATCTTTAGGCACCCATATTTTTTTGCCATCTTTCCAGACAGGCCAATAACCTAGGCTACGCCAGTCCATATTTATAATCCTAGGTTCTTTCATTAGTCAACCTTGTATGTCATTACAAAATAACAAGCAACATATCCTAAAATAAATGCTGGTATAAGAAATAATATATTAATCAATTTGTCCCCCTGTCAGTATATTTAGTATACCAATTTTAAAGCGGTATGTCAATATAAGATGATATACTGTTTAATATGTCCATTATAGCCATTGAGCAGTTAAAAGAAAAATTTGAAGGTGGAGACTACCCTAGAAGTACTGACTATATCAATTTAATTGATACCCTTGCTTCCCTACCAGAAGGTGGAACAGGTCCACAAGGTCCTGCTGGTGCAAATGGTGCTGCAGGAACTAATGGCGGAAATGGTGGCTCAGGTGGCGGTGGAGGCGGAGCAGGTGTGAGTTTAGGAACTGCTGGTTCAGGAGGAAATGGCGTTGTTTTACTTTACTACTAAGGAGAAATTATGGCTATAAGATACGAATACAGTTCAACTTGTTGCTCTCATTATTATATTGAAACTCGTAATAATAATTCTGCTCAGATAATTACTATGTGTAATGTCTGCGGTCAAGGTGAATATAAGTTGACCACACAGGCAGAGATTGAAGCAATACCTCAACCTGTTTATCAGGCTTCAGAAGAGCAAACTGTTTCAGTAAGAGACAGGTTTATTTCGGCGGGATTTACTGAAGAAGAAATTAATCTACTTATTCAAGAAACACAAACACAAGAGTAATAGCCCGTTTTAAGTTCGGCGGCAAATAGGAGTTAACAAACCTACCTATGCCCTACAAGGGCACTAGCGGTTAGTATCCTATTTTTGCTGCCTACGCAGAAATTCCAGAAGCAATGATCCTTCTTCTGATAAACTCTTGCTCTCTCTCAAACTTTGATATCTTGTGATATGGGTTGGCGGAGATTCTTTTTTTATTCTTTTTTGCTCTTTTTACTTTATGCTGTGATACTTTGTCATTGATTTTTCTCATATTATTTATCTTTCTTTATATTTTTATTTTTTAAAGCAACGGCTTTTTCTTTGTTAAACTTTGCCCACTTAAGTTTTTGTTGACGCTCTATCACACGGTACTCATCAGCAGAGGGACATCTAGTACACCAGTGATAGGTAGTAAAATAAGGCTCTTCACGCTCATAGGCACAAATTGAATTTTTCATAAATTCTCCAATGTATTTATATCACGATAAGGACAGGAAGTACTAGATAGTTGACATCCAGTTTTGTGGTTTGGATCACAAACCTTGCATACTTTTATATCCATACCAACGCTAGTCATTTCAGTCATTGCCCACACTCCAGATGCTTAGTATTTTTATTTTTTTTGTTCCATAATATTTCTGTATCAACCAATATTTTGTTATTACAGTTGCAGCACTTACCATTAAACTTACTTACAATCTTAACCCATTTAGGACCCTTAGCATGTTTCTTGATAAGTTTCTTGAGTTCTCTTTTTCTAGATGGCGTTAATATATTTCCAGCACTATCGTATTGTACAGTATTATAAGTGTTATTTTTTGTTCTAACTTGTCTGACTGTCATTCATCAATCATACCAAGTTTCGGCGAAAAAAGCAAGGCGAAAAATAGAACTATCAAACCTTCCCATGCCCTAAGAGGGCACTATCGGTTATTATCCCCTACATATGAGACTTCAACAGGAAACCTATACTTTGTTTTATTTCTAGGAGCAGCAGAAACCTTTCTACCCCCTACCCTAATTACAGGTTTAGACTTCATTGGCTTACGCTTACCCTTGATTCTGGGACTTTTTCTGTGCATCCCTAAACCTTTATGTAAGGTTGTTACAAATAGATTAGGCTCAGACATATTTCTCCTTTTATAAAAGTCTATCAAAGTTTTGCGGGGAAGTCAAGTATAATATACCTATGACCCTACTATACATACTCTATAGCCCTATACATAAGGCTATCAAAATAGGGATATCAGATATATCAGGTAGAAGGTTTGCAAGCCATAGGACCAAAGGTTGGATATTAATCAAGTATTGGTGGTTTTCCGAACGGGATAAAGCAAGAGCAGTAGAATCTATAGTAGTAAAGACACTTACTAATAAATATGGTTCTTTCCTAGATAAGGAAGATATGCCACAAGGGGGTTATACGGAGACATTTGATGCTTCAAAAATAACAAGAAAAGGTTTGATACGTATGGTCAATAAGGCTATAAAGGGTGTATCGTAATCTTTATTTACCCTGGTTTTATTCCTCAAAACTCATTTGCGATTCCCAGAAATCATCATTGTTTGTTTTAGTTTCATCTACTACAGCATGACAATTATAGCAAGTTACCTTGCCATCTAGATCAATTTCATAGTAGTGTTTACATTCCATAACCCTATACTAGCACATGAAGGTTAACAAATAGGCTTCAGGTGAAGGAGTCGGACCTTCATTATCAGTTTCGGAAACTGCTCTACGGCCATTATAGGAACCTGAACTACTTAATCAGTATAGCAGAGTTATTGTTTACCGTTGCATTTTGGACATTGTTTGGTGATATCTTTTGTTCCATAGGCTACTTGATACATAGCCCCACAGTTAAAGCATAGGATATCTAGGTTAATCATTAATAGATCATATCATGGTTTTGACAATATTTGTTTAAATATTAATCTTACTGATAATTTAATTAGATAGTCTAGAAGTGGAGTGAAGTGGAGGATAGTGGGGGATTGAGCATTTTTAAGAAGGGCGTCGTAATCCCCACGGCCCAAACCACCTATCCCCAAACCTTCCTATCTCTTATACCACATATCCAAACCTTATATCTCCATAGCCCCATAGCGGATTATATACCAAACATTAGTGTTTGTCAAGTATATTTTGTACCAAAATAGTATGACAAATTTGTCCAAATTTCAGGATAAATGTTTGATTATCGTAATCTTTTATTTAAAAAGATATAAAAAATATCCAAAACATCAGAAAATAATGTTTGGATAATATAGTGTTTGTATATAGGGTATTACTTATAGAAAGATGAGTGGTTTATCTTTTGATCCCCCGCTTCGGCGGGATCTTCGATAGGACTATTAATCATTTGAACGGCGGGGGATGAAGTAAAGTATCTTCCTAATCCAATAGCAACAGTAAAGGAAGTAAAGACTTGTTCCAAACCTTTATCTTCTTGTTTTGCCATTTTTGGATATAGCATTCTTGACATATGTCTTGGACTCATATTATTATTATACACCTGATATAAGAAATAAAGGTTTGGGAGATATAAAGGTTTGATATATAAGGTTTGTCTAAGAATCTGGAAAAATTTATACTCTTCGTAATAAGGTTTGGCCAAGGATCTGGAAAATTTTTTGATCTATCGTAATAAGGTTTGACAAATGTGGTTTGATATGATATTATGTGGCCAGCCCCACCCCCTGCAATAGCAGGATGTGTGTTAAACTTAGTTGACGTCTCCTTCTTTCTTAGACCTTGCATAGCCCAAGACATCATTAAGTGTTTCCATTCCGTCAATCTCTTGTTCTTCAATCTCAAGAGCAACTAAAAATAAATCAAATGTTTCTGAAATGTATGTCTCTGCCATTGGACTTTCTTGTACTATTCCTGATGCCACGAAAAATGCTAGGGGTAATCCCATATCGTTAAATTCTACAAAATCTTTTAACTCTTCATCATCTCTAAATTCCATCCAAAATTGGGATAGGATCGCTGCCTTGTCTGCGCTAGGTATTGCCATAGTTAGTTAACCTTTCATCTCTTCCATAAGTGTATCATATTCTTCCCCTGCCATTAAACTCACTACTTCTAAACGCTTATAGGCTATAACAGGATTATTTCTAACTAAAAAATAACCAACCGCTTCTAAGTTAAGTCCCATGTCCTCATTGAGGAGTTTAGCAATTCTCTCAGCATAACGCTGTTCTTTTGTATTCTCAGGTTTTCTTCGAACGCTGTATGTCATAACTCTCCTCCATTTCATTATACCAAAAAAGTAAGGGGGGCGCAAGAATGGCAAGAATCTCAGCGCCCCACCTTGTTATCAGCCTAGTAGACCCCTCTCTAGGCCTTGACGAGTGGCGAGTAAGCAGCCACAAATTTATCCCAATCAACCGCTACATTGCTCATGATAGTTTTATTAGTCATGTCAATAATTACAGTGTCATCACCTAGGTCCTGAGTGATATCATTAATAGCAAAAATACCAAACCCTGTTTCCCCTAATATTTCATCTTGAATAAGATAACTGATCATCATACGTGTAAAGTAGGATGCGTCTTCCCATCTAGGTTTTGAATGCTCCAGAGCCATTGCTATGTCCCGCTGCCATTCAGTCTCACCCCAGTGGCTATATAGCACTACTGCAGGTCTATCTTCTTGCTCCCTGAATATAAAATTAATACGTGCTCCCATTACTCTACCTCATTATTCTCTACTAGGTTAGGTACGATTGATAGTTGATTACTTATCTCATTAAAGATGCTGTCTTCATCTTCATTGTCAGTCTCATACTCAAAATTCATGTAATCGCCTGTGGGCTCAAATATTACTTCAACTTCCCATCTTGCCATTAGTTGGTCTCCTCATCCTCTGTTTCAAAGTCAATAATAATCTTTAAAACACGAGTTCCGTCTAATTTTGCGTAAACAGGATAAATACCGTCACCGTATCCAGTAGAGAAAGCAACAGCACGGCCAAGACCAAGGTCACCAAAGCCTTCTACAATTGTAGCATTGGAAGCACCTAAGTAACTGTATTCACCTTTGTGCTTAGGGTGCTCCTCAAATTTTTGTTTATCTGAATCCCAGTTTTTCCACTCATCAAGGTAGCAAGGGTCACCGACCATGGCCTGTCCTGAATCTACTGTAAAAGAACCAATATATGTTAATCCAGTTATTTCTGTTTTCATTCTTTGTCCAATTCTGCTAGGGTCATTTCCTCTACTGTAGCACATTTAGCACATTTCTGCAAATCTTCAAACCTATCGTAATGCAGAACTGCTTCCTCATCTTCCCATATCTCTCCACAATTGTCACACTCGTAGATATCCTCACTGCTGATTTGTATCTGATAGTCCTTGCTACCATTAAAGGGCACGGTAGTTACAAAGTACCCAATCCTATTAACTATACGCATACCCTGAAATATATAGGTACCGCCATTGTCTCCGTCACAATAAGTCCATATCCTATTAGGCTCTTGGGCGTTAACAAAGGAGAACTCGTCATCATATGTCTCAAACATATAGCCTATGCCATCCTCAGTTTGAAATGAGGCATTGTCATCTATATGGTTTGGGATTGGCTTGAAGGTATCAAACCACTCTTCCTCTGTAAGTTCTATTAAGTCGTTCACGGGTCTCCTTAGAAGTGAAAGTCTACAGGTACTAGATAGTGTAGCGCAGCCTCTTCAGGTTTGTCAAGGCGCTCTTCAAGATACTGCAAACTAGGTGTGAATTCGTTATGGTCAAAGAATAAACTGTCACAGGTCCAATGACTATTAAGCATGTCTATTGCTTCTTTGATTTCCCAGCGAGAAAAATCAAACTGTCTTTTATTATCTAGTTTGCAATCATTGCTAATATAATCAACAACATCTGACTTAAGGTTATCAAAGGCATTATCAAGTTTGACAAGTTTATCATTCATGTAGTTAATGCGATAACGCTTGATGTCTTCTATTGTTTTCTTGAACTCATCAGGCTTCTCAGCATATGAAATAATCATGTTAGAAGAATTTTCATAGGCACTATCTGACCAGCGGCCACCACCTACAACATGCCAGTCTGACCAGTCAGCCATACGGTTTCCGTCTTCATTAGGCATAAGACTAACAGTGACGATGTCAAAGGCTTCTTTTCTATCTTTTGCTTTTGTTGCTATCCAATGGAGCGTGTGCATTGTGGGTCTCTTTCTCTAGGTTCTTAATATTAATTATAAGGGTTGGTGTTGATTTTGACAAGTCCAGTAGGTGTGACCTTGCTCACATCTGTAATGATAGGCTCAAAAGCAGGGGATGTACCAATATTAATAACCATTCCATTGCCACAAATACAATCAGGATCTACTCTTGGTATTTCCAGGGCGGTAATTTCAATTAAAGCATCACAGTTAGTACATAGATAATCATACTTAGTCCACATAGTTATTGCTTATCCAACTCTATCTGTTCGGCACAGTCATTACATCTCTGATCATAATCCAATTGTTCCAGGGTAGCCTCAGAGCCACAGTCAAAGCAGGTAGTTAATAACGGAGCAACATTACCCATAGTATGTGTTCTCATCTATGTAACCTTCTGCTAGTAGTCCCTCAAAGAAGTCCCATACTATTAGTAATTGTTTATAGTTTTGTTCATCCCCCTGAGATTTGGCGGTATCAATAGCCCAAGTTAAACTATTACCAAAGGCCTGTATATCTTTATAGGTATAACCTAACATTATCCTACCTCAATTCCTGCATACTTAGCGATAGTGTTTAGTGTAATATGGATATGGCAGTCACAATCTGTTCCCCCCATATTTTCTTCAAACTCAAGGTGAGAGAAGTTGTCATTATAGATTTCATTTATTAGGTCATTTATTGTTTGGGTCATGTATTAATTATTGCAGAAATTTAGGGAAAAGTCAAGCCTCTTCGTAATCGAATTTTTTCAAAAATGTTATATTGATCACATGGCTGGCCTCGCTTTGCGATTCCAACGGGACTTGAACCCGTAACCTCTACCGTGACAGGGTAGCGATCTAACCAATTGATCTATGGAACCTTGTGAGCAGTTTTTGCATCCACTTACTCAGGTGGCATATATTAAATTGTGCTATGCGATTTGCATAACATTCTGCACAACTTTTAGCAAACGATTTTTCTCTGCGTTAATTGCAGGGTCAAATCCACTAGCAGATGCGAGAATAGATTCGTTAGAACCACCACGAGCAGAACGATACCAATCTAAACGCTCAGTTAGTGCATTGAAAGCACCCCAAGCAGTATTAGCAATCATACCATTAAACTCGCCTGTGTAGATGTCGTTAATAACATCTATTTTGTTTTCCCATTTCTTTAGCGCACCCTTAGTATCTTTTTCAGGTTTTGCATACGCTGTAAGAATAATGTCGTTAAATTGCTTAGCAGAAACTTCTTTTTCAATCATAGCCTTAGCCATAATATCAAATTCGTCCATGTAAGCATTAGCAAGACCAAGAGTTTCACGAGCAATCTGCACTTTACCATTTGCAGTTTGTGTGTGGCGAATCTTGAATGATTGTTTGATGCCATTCTTCTTTTTCTTAGCACCTAACGCAAGATTAAGAGTGTTAGCGCAAACAACACGAACAGGTGTAATGCTTGCTTGAATAGCGATTGAACCGTCATGTGATGTGTTAATAAGCAAATAAGTTTTTACCTTATCCGCAACACCATTAGGGTCAAGAACTGTTTCACGCTCAAGAGCAAGAGCGCCAAATACTACACGCCCACCCTTGATTGAACCAGCAGTTTCCCAGCGTCCGCCACCATCAAGAATGTTATCACCAAATGAAAATAAATCTTCATTTTGTAAAACATGGTAGCGCTCACCAACAACGCCTAAAATGTCTGTTTGTGTTTTGTCTGTTGGGTTAGTACGCAAAACATATTGATATGCCTTGTCGCTTGTTAAGTGTGTTGGGGTTTCCAAATCTTCAAGACGAACATTCCAACCATTAAGATTTGCTGCTTCCAACATTTCTACGGTTGTTTTTTCTTCTGTAAAGACAGTACCCAATCCATGCCATGCAGGTTCACGAAAAGATGCAAAAGATGTCTTTCCGTTTTGTGTTTCTAGGTCATGTGCCATGAGTTTCCTTCTTTCTGTTGTTGTTAATTTAAGTATAACAGGACAGGCTGACAAATGCAAATCCAGATAGTTAAACATGGACAATTCGGACATTTTTATTATGTGATCGTAAAGACATCGGCGTGTTGTTTGACATTTTAAAATTTTTGTGGCTGGCTTTTTTAAATAAAAAATAGGCCAGTTTTAAATCATGGCCAGGATTTTGATAGCCCCCTATCAAATTTAGTAGTGATCCTCTAATGAAACTTCGTCTACATTTAAGTCTGCGTCATAGTCATATGAACTTAACTCAGCCTCAATTGAAACATTGCTTAAGTCAAAGTCAGCAATTTCTGACATTGGTACACTGATTGTTCCACTGAATGAAACAGTTCCTTGTACTTCAATTTCCTTAACTGGATTAATACCAAAGAGTTCACATAGCGCTACAAGAACTTCTTCTTTAGAATAGTTAGGGTCGTACCATTCTACAATATTGTCTTCAAGTTGTCTCACTGTTCCTTGAAGACTACGCAATAAATCTTCTTTAGCACGTGCACTGTGTAGATCCCATTCAAGTTCTGTTACCTTGGATGTTAAATAAGTTGGCTCTTCAGGAGCAGCATATGTACCAGCAATGGCTTTATATGTTACAAGAAGATTTGGGTTGTACGGTACTTCTAGTTTATCAATTGTTACGGCGTCATTAATATTAGTTGACATTGTGGGGCTTCTTTCTGTTTGTTTGGTTAATTTAATTATACTATTTGCTACTGACATTTGTCAAGGACCCTTGCGGGGAGCAGTTTAGAACTCATGCTCAGGAGTCTTATCTCAGGAATAACTTAGCAATTAAGCCAAGTGCTTATCAGAGATAAATTATTTAGTTGTGCTTACCATAGCAAGGCGACGAGCACCATTTGCTAACTGTAAGGATACTCTAGTGGTCTTAGAGTTAATAGGTGAGAACTTTACAATTCTACCTGTGATACCTGTTTTGCTTGTGGTGAATAAATCACCTAGTTGGTATGTGTATCCGCCTAGTGTCATGATTTTCCTTTTCTGTTTGGGTTTGGGGTCATTACTTACTTAGTCTAACATTTTTTAGGGGGGAAGTCAAATACCCTTCCCCACCTAATTATCTAATTAAAGATAACGAGCAATAGCGTTGTAGGTGCTAGTGCTAACTGTTTCCTCGTCCGTCATTAAAAGAATACGGATAGCGTTAGAGATTTCCTCTTTCATCTCACGATAAGTATGAACATGGATTTGCTCAAACTCTCTCGTTGGCTCAGCAGGGAACTCATTTTCCTTAACTGTTAAATCAAAATCAACATTAAGGTTGTTTGACCATTGGCGATAGTTAGTTCGCACATTTTGAGCCTTATCTATATTAGCGATAGCGAAAGCAAATAATTCTTTTTTCCAAGCGTCTATTGCGATTTGGAACTTTGCTTCGTTCTCGTCTTGCTTCTTGTAGTTAGCCTCTAGTTCTGCTAACTTATTTGTTAGGGCTGTAATAACTTTTGGTGTAGCGATTTTTACATTTATTGCTTTGCCTCTTGCCATTTGTTTTGTTTCCGTTTCTGTTTGGTGGGTTTGATGGGGGTATTAAGTTGAGCAGTTTT